TGGGATTATTTTCTGTGCGATGGCAAAGGTATTTTTTATATTCGCCCAACCAAGTCAAGTTATCGTCTTTATTATTTCCGTAGTCACGAATATCGCAGCTACTACAACGTAGATGGTGAGTTGGATGAAGTTGTGATCATCTACAGCTATAAAGTCAAGCAAGGCAATGGTTTTGGCGATAACGTAGCCGTTTCTAATCTCACGGGAACGGCCACTCTTGGTGCCCAAGGATCCAAACGTTTTATTAGGCTTTCGATTAAACGACGCACGATTGAAGAAACCCACTCCGAAAGTGAAATGTCGTTTGACATGCCAAACTACACGGCACGTGGCAAAACTAAAACATTTAAAAACAGTTTAGGTTTTATTCCGTGCGTTGAAATTTTCAACAATCCCAAAGGTTTTTCAACTGAAGGCACGGGTGAATTTGATTCCATGGCCAGCCACATTGTGGTGCATGACGAATTGGTTCGTACTATGCGAAAGAACGTGCAGTTCTTCGGTAACCCAACTCTTCTTTCATCTCGTCCCAAGACTGACCTTATGGAATCAGGGGCTGATACCACGGTTCAGCGTCCATCTATTGCAGCTAACTCAGGTTTTGGTAGCCTGTCTTCCTTAAGTAGATCTACTTTTAAACAAGATCCAATCAGTCGTGGCATTGATGGTCAGATCCGTGTGCCACGTGTTATTGCAAACCTAGAGCCAAACGACCGTGTTGGTTACATTGTTCCGGATGCTATTACTGGTGACCAAAATTCATTTGCACGTCAGTTCAGAGAAGAAATTCGTACAGCCCTTGGTGGAGTTGATGAACTCTCAATTTCAGCTGGTGTAACGGCAACTGAATATAAATCGTTGTTTGGGCGGGTTTCTGCTACATCCAAGAAAAAAGCAACAGCTATTTATTCATATGGAATTGCTCGTTGTCTTGAATTAATTATCTTCCAAGAAGAACGTTTGTTCCGTGCAACATTAGCCAAAGCTTCTGGCCTGGAAGAACCAATCGAACCTGCTGAGGATGCGCCAGCAGAAGAAAATGATCTATACAAGCAAGCAATGCTTGGGTTTGACGATCAAGTCAAGCAGATCATGAGGGCTTGTATGGAGACAAAAATTGTTCCTCCCGGAGTGACAGGCCTTATTCCCGATGGAGATTTAACCGTACTTTGGCGCTGGACAGGCCCTGTATATGAAGAGTCAACTCAAGATGTTCTTAATAACTCAATTGTTGTAAGAAACCTACAAGAATTAGGTGTTGATAGCATTGAAGCACTGAAGTTCTTATTTCCGTCTAAGACGGATGAAGAACGAGCCGCTATGCTTAGCGGTTTCCCGTTCAGGATGGTGGGCGAATTGCAGAATGCGTTCTCGCAATTTGCTCGCCTGGTGGGTGGAATGATGCAGACCCCCCACCCGGAGTCACCGGATCTTCCGATGGCTGCGGATCCAAGGCTGGACCTTACACCCTATCTGTATCGAACCTTAGAAGCATTACAAAAGGAGATGAGTTATGCAGGACGCTACCGTCCAATCGACCCCACAGACGAGCCAAGCACCGTCAGTAGCACCAAGCAGCTACGTGATGGCGGCTCCGACACAAGTGGCAGCACCAGCCCCCAGCTACCAACAGGCGGCTCCGGTGGCTTATCAGGTGGGTACCAGTTACCCTCAAGCGGTCCCTCAAGCGACTACCAGCTACCAATCCGCCCCTACTCAGTACGCCCCCCAATACCAACCGAATTATTCAGTGGCGGCACCAGCGGAAGCCCCAGCGGGGAACCCATGGGAGTCGGCGTTCAACAAGGTGGTGGGTCTTCTGAGCTCACCAGTGCAATCCCCCTTCCAGGGTCAGTCGTCGCCGACGACACCTCAGTACGCCCCGGCCAACTTTGGGACTCAAAGCCCCCAAGCTATGCCACAATCGGGGATTCCGACCTCATATCTCAACCAGGGATACTCGCCCAACTATTCCCAAACCTCCTCGACGCCATCACAGGAGGAGCAATCCCTGGCAACGGACCGGGCAGTAGCGGACTACTACAACCTAAGCAACGAAACTCGTCAGGTTCTAGACGCGTTCGGGGCAGAAGCACCGGCAGTTCTAAATAACTACGCCCTTCAACTTGAAGGCATGCTTGACAGCGCTGTAGCCTGGGGCTCTGAAGCTAATGCTACGTTGACTGGTTATGCCAACTTTGCAGTCAATGAGCATCAGGAGAACCTGGCTTACAACGAGATCCTGACCAACCCCGATGTACTCAGCGACTATACGCTGCGTTTCTTTGGTCCTGAAGGTCCGTACCCCGTGTACGAAAGCGAGGCCGAACTTGAGTCCCGTGGTTATCGCACCCAACCTATTGGTGGTGGTATTGCTGATTTCCCCGCTCCTCCCATGGCTGCTGGCCAACAACAACCAGAAAATTTCTGGGGCGGCTTTAGCGAAACCATGGCGCGTGATCCCCAGAATGCTTGGCGCATTCTGAACCAAGCTCAGCCCGTAACTGTTGCAAACAAATTGTTTGTAATGGAGTAATACAATAAGCCTTCTTATTGTTAAAATTACGACTGCTAAAATTTGTGTTAGATAAGACATAATAATGTCTGAATCTTTCACCCGCTAAAAACTTCCCTGCGACACTGGAGGATAAAACAAGGTGTTTATTGATAACGATTTTCCAAAGATCCTGGGCGCGGAACTCTACCGTCCCCACCCTGCTTACATTGCTGAGATGGCGGTTGAGCCCGTGGTTGTCCACGACTTCACCCGTCAGCCTGGTCAAACCGTTCAGCTCGACCGCTACAAGTTCTGGGGAACCCCTGGTACTAAAGATAGCCGCGAGCGTATTGCCGACCAAACCATCGGTACCGCCAACAGCCGTAACATCACCAAGGAGAAAGTCCTGGTGGTGCTTAAGGAATACACCGGTCCTGCGGACCCCAGCGATCCCACTCAGCCTTCTACTTTCAAGATTGCTCGTGAAACTCTGATTACCGCCCAGCGTTTGCTGCTGGACACCGGTAACCTTAATATGTTCCACCAGTCCATCGGCAGCCTCACCCTGCTGGATGACTACCGTCGTTGGCGTGACCGCGTCTTTATTGACGAACTGTCCAAAGCTGAAGCTAACGGTCAAGCTTCTACAACCCAAGGCGGTTACTACTTCCCTGGTGGCAAAGCCAAAGACTCTTCTGGTCGTATTTCTTATACCGCCACTGAGTACACCGCTGACGTCCAACAGTTCCAAGTGCGTACCGACTTGCTGAACGTTGTTAAGGACCTGCGTAAGCGCAACACTCCGACCTATTCTGACGGTCTGTATCGTTGCATTTGCGATCCCACGTTCATGATGCACCTGCGTCGTGACCCCGACTTCCGTGAGATTGCTCGTTACGCTGGCAACCCTGGTCAGGGTATGTACATGGGCAACCCCGCGATGCCCAACAACTCCAGCTTCTTCATGGGTCCCCAAGCTGGCCAAGGTTACTTCCTTGCTGGCGAACCTGTGATGCCTACTGGCGTTCAGTTTGAAGGTGTGAAGTTCTTCGAATCGACTAACTTCCCCACCAAGAGCATCAGTACTTCTTTCGACGGCGGTTCCAACTACTCCAGCCAAGAAGTTGCACAAGGTTACTTCTTTGGTCCCCAAGCAATTGGTGTTGGTATCGGTGGTCCTAACGCTCAAGTGTTGATCAACAACAACGACGACTTCAGCCGCTTCATCATCTTGATCTGGCAACTGTACGCTGGTTTTGAAATCCTGAACAAGGACTTTGTCACCACCAGTTTCAGTTATGTTTCGGATGATGGTAACGTCTGATAATCAACAATAACTTTTAGGAAAGATAAATGACTTATTTAGGCGCTAAGAAAATCTATCCAGGTAACTGGACAGTCCCTCTTAACGGTTGGTACAAAAACATTGATACCAACGCTCTAGGCGGCACTGCTCTTAACAACACCAAGGCAGGCCCCACTTCGGTGTTGGCTGTCCCTGGTTATCGCTACTTCCAGCAACGTGGATATGTCCCCGTGACCTGGGGTTCTGGCTCTGCTGCTACCAGCGGCCGGACCATGGCTGTGATCGTTCCCTCCCCTTATCGGGCTGACGACACTCGTCCTGATATCACCGGCATGGTGATCTCTGGCAGCACCGCCCAAACTGCTTACGTTTATCGCAGTGCGATTTCCGTTGCTTCCGGCTGGGATGGCCGTGCTGCTTCTGGTGTGTATGCATCTAGCGGCAACATTATTTCGTTCGGTCGTAACAACGGCGGTAACCCTGTTTCTAATGCAGGCGTTGGTGAAGGTGTTATCCAAGCCAACATTCTTGCAGCCCAAGGTGCTTCCGCTGGTGCAGCCGGTATCTACTTCTCTGGTGCTACCCAAGCCTTTGGTACCGACCCCTTCATCACCGCTACTGGTGCTGCTGGCGTTTCTGGAGCCATTTGCTACTACGGCGCTACTGCTGCTACCACCTTGTCGGTGTTTGCTAAGGGTGCTGTTACGGATACTTCAGTTTCCGGTGGTGTATTCATCTCTGATGCTGATATTGCCGCTGGCCGCACCGGCTACCTGGTTGTGGAAGTGTGCTACATCCGTCCCGATGACGCTCCTCAATACGAAGATATCGACCCTTATCTTCTCGGCCGCACCGTGAGCTGATTAGGCTAAAGTAGGTACCAGATAACCTCTGGTACCTATGCTTTATCAGCACAAAAAAACCGCTACTCGCGTCAAGATTGTTAGCGAATTTGATAATGGCGATTGGTTTATGGTCGAAGACCAAGACGGTCGCCTCTTTACCGCTTACAAATCTGAATTAGACCCTGACGAAGTTGCGACCAAAAAGGTCCAAACACTTCAAGTGAAAGACAAGGCCTCCCAAGAAGAACCTCGTACTTTTCCCCCGGACACTCGTTTGAATATCAACAGTGCCACCCCACAAATGATCGCTGATCATATTAAAGGTGTGGGATTAAAAACTGCTCGCGAGATCAAAGATCTCCAGATGTCATTATCGGGTGAAAGATTCAACAATCTTGAGCAGTTGAAAAAAATTCCTCGGGTGGATTGGGATTCTGTTATGGCTGCCAACTTAATCAGAGTTTGATTACCAACTCATCTCCTTAATGCCCCGCAGAAATGCGGGGTTTTTTGTTTTAAAATAAGTAAAAGACTGTTGATAATGTCTGCGGGATCTGCTATCTACTTAGGGAAGACGGGAGCAACTGGTGGGGTCACTGGTCCCCATGGTCACTTTGAAGTAATTAAAGACGGCAAGCGTTACGGATTATCACAAGCCCGCGCAGACCTGGGACAAAAAATTCAATTTCGGTTACCTGGCAGCCAAGAATGGCAGCAGATGTACAGTCCCCAAGCGGGCGGTCAATTCAAATTAAATTCAGCGCTTTCTCTTACTGAGGGTATGGGTACCCGCGCTGTTCATCCCGTAACAGGAGCAAAGAATGTAGCGCACTTGGGGGAAGATTATCCTTTCCCTGCAAATACAGACCTCCGTTTTATGGGCGGCGGAACTGTTAAAGGATTAGCAAATGTAGGACGTGCAGGAAACATTGCTAGCTTACAGACCGGGCCATATAAGCTAGATGTTTTCCACATGAATAAACTGCCAGGAGCTTCGTCTGCTCCTGAGACAGGTAATGTGCCCCAGGCTCCAATACTCCCTGGTGGCCCACAAAGCTATGACCAGGCAAGTCAACGCACTCAAGACTTGCTTGAAGCTTTTATGTACGGTACACAATACAAAGAAGCTAAGAAGCCAAAATCATTTCTTGACACAATGAGAGAGCAAGTTACTCAATTAATGTTGAGTCAAGCGTTAAATCCAATGGCTGGCTTACAAACACCTACAGGTTTACCAGAAGAATATACAAAGGCTATCTGGGGTTGAGTTTCTAACTCTTATAATTGAAAATAATGTCTTAAATTAGTGCAGTTATCTGACTTCGATAAAAGCAGGGTCAGGTACCATTTAGGGTACTTTACTGTTTCTGTGCCAGCGGGCGACTATGCCCGTCTGGAAGAAGCAATGAATACAGTCCCTGATTCGTACTTCTACGACAAGATTGTTATTCAAATTGGTCGTTGCGATACGGCTGAAAAGAAAACAGAGGTTGCCTCCAATCCCAATACCAGGTTGGAAAGCATTATTGGTGACGTTGATCGTACGATCCGTTCTAGCAATGCCGCAGAAGCATTGAAGGTTTGGAACCAGATCTACCTATACGAAACCAATCGTCTTGCTGGTATCTTGTTCGTGCCTAACTACAAGGATGAGTACCAGGCGCGTTACCGGTATGAGCGCTCTGGCGCTGAGTTTATCCAGGCATTACCTGGACCAGCCGACACAGCAGTCGGATCACGTATCTATCTTCATGAGGTTTGGCGGTAATGGCTCCTTTAAATATCGGACAAATTAACGGGATGTTTCGTAAGATTCAAAGTGCTGGCCCTACAGCATTAAATCCTCTTGCCACACGCAATCCAAATACCTTACTGGGTAAAGTCGGTAAGTTTTTTAATCCATTAAATCCTACAAACTTTGCAGGTTATTTAGCAGAACCAGTTATTAGTTCGGTTGTACCAGAACCAATGAGGGGTACTGTACGCGCAGGTTTATATACCCCTGGGGGACTACCAACAAAAATACTGGGCGGATCTCTTTATGACATGTTTTTAAATCAAAGCAATGCAGGGGTTGGTTTAGCAGATGGAACACTACAAGCCAATGATCCAGCTGCATATTCTCGTTTACAACAACTAGGCACAGCTAAAAATAGTAAAAGCAACCCTGAACCCAGGTTAAACATTCCTGGTGATGGGCCGCAAGAACGTGCTCGTCAAGCTGAACTTTCAAGTGTTGCACAACAAACCGCACAGAATCCACTCTTCAAAAAATACCAAGTTGCAGAACTAACTAAGCAATACAACACCGCAGCAAACCCCGCTGAAAAAGAACGGATTGGCCTACAGATCTGGGCGCAAACAAACCCTGATCTTGCAGGCAAACTCAAGTCCGGCCAGGTTGGGTACACTGAATCACGGACTGTTCCAGGTATCGCCAACGCAACTCCTCTGCCTATTGGTGGCCTACCCATGCCATCAACTGGGTTTAACGTCGCAGCAGCCATGTCAAACCTTGGAACACCAGAGCAAGTTTATGGGACACCCGTTGCTGGCTTTGATGCGGCAGCAACACCTATGGCTTACAATCCCAATGCTATGCAAAGTCCCGTAACCGATAGCGCCATCCAAGCTTCCTACGGTCAACAGTTACTAGCCACACCAGATTTTGCAAAAGCCCTTAGGGACAAAGCATTCTTGCAACGGGCTTACC